CTAACACTCCTATTGCAAGTGCGGCTTTTAGTATAATTGGAACCGGTATAGCACCTAAGGCTTTGGTACCTCTGGCTAGGCCTTGCATACCTGTACCGGCACCAGAACCCAATTTAGCCAGGCCTTTACCTGCTCCACCACCTAACGTACTGGCGGCGGCACCTCCTCCTCCTGGGGAGAAAAGGGCTTTGGCGGCGCCAAGAGAACCAATCATGAGCACCCACGCGGTTAATACTGTTTTCCAGTTATCCTTAATAGCAGTACCTATGCTTTCAACTATTGCCTTTCCTGCCCTGCTAAAAATGTCGCCCATGATGTCTTTAAAGGACATTCCTTTAAAGCCTGCAAAGTATCCTTGTAAATAAGTAATTGTTTCTGACATCCATTTGGCAAATGNGGTAATCTTGTCTTTTAGTGTTTCAGCAACAGTTNTGCCGAATTTTTTAATGCCTTCTGCTGTGCCNCCTACTCCTTGTTTAAATCCAAACAGACTGTGAACTACTGGTAGGAAATTATTTGCTATTGTTTCTGCAAACTCATCTATTTTTCCTACACCTTCTCCAAAACCTTGCATGAACTGATTAAAGGCACTACTAAAGACACCTCTTACTTTGGATAAAATGGCATTAAAGGCATTNAAACCATCTGCTAGTTTTTCTGAATCAACTCCCTGTTCTTTTAAAGTCTTTTCTGCTTGTTNAAATTGTATAATTGCTTTAGCCATTGCTTTGGCTTGTTCATCACCTGCCCTGGCTAATAGGAATACCCTGTCTTTTTCTGCTTGGCCTAAATTACCTAATTCTCTTGTAAAGGATCGTGCTACCGCTTCACCGTCCAACATACCACTATTAAACCCTTGTATAACATCCTGGAAGTTATCTGCCAATCCTGGCAACACCGTGATAAATCCAAATGCCGCATCACTGAACCCAACTGCTCCCATGCTGGCCGCCTCGACAGCCGCCGCCGCAATTTCGCCGCCAACTTCTCCACCCATTCCTCTCATTACTGAAATAAACTGTCGGAAGCCTTTAGTTAATTGTTCACTTGATTGTGCTGGTAATGTAAGCATTGAGGCCATTAGCATTTGGTTATTTTCTAACACCTGCCTCGTAAAGTCTCTCATAGCATCTGTGCTGACACCCAATGCAGTTGAATATTTTAATTGCATTAGTGATGTTTCAGCAATGTTGGTTGACATTTGTCGTTGTTGTGACAATGTCAAAGCACCCACATTAAATAGGTTTTGTCTTAAACTTAACTCTTCACCAAACATTTCATTAAGATCGCTCAGGCTCATACCTAGATTAATACCTTGTGATGTTAAGTCTTGAAATTCTGTCATTAACTGCGGTACTACAGTTTGACCCATAACTCTCATTACTGCTGAATTATTAATCATAAAATCAGTAGCCTCAGCCGTAGACATTCCCATTTCGTTAAGTCTGGAAATATTCATTGCTGTTTGGCCATCAAGTGCTAAACCGCTCTGAGCTAATCTGTTAAAACTGTTTCCTAACTGTACAACTTTAGCAGTAATGGCCGTAAATGCTGTACCAAGTCCTAATAATGATAAACCAATACCTTTGTTAATAAGAAAAGCAAAAGGCTTCATAATGTTTTGCATTAAAGATTCACCACTCAGTTTAACTTTTACCTTATCCATGCTGTCAGTGACATCATCCATGGCCTTTTTCAGTTCATCTGAATCTGTTTTGCCCTGTTTGGTTGAGTCTTTTACTGTGTTATTAAAATTCTTTAACCCACTTGCTAATTTTTTAACTTCAGCAGAATTATCGGCGGTACCGCCCATTGCTTTAACTAAGGCCTGTAATGTGGACTCAGTGGCCCACATCGGAGCAGAAAATCTGTCTCCGCCCATTTCATAAGTTATGTTCTTTTCGCCTGCCACTCAGTTTCCTTTAAACACTAGTTTTAATGATGATAAATAGTCATAAGAATAAGTATCACATGTTTATATTTATCAGATTAATTAACAGGAGTTTTAATACATGTCAAAAACACCCAATCCATTAAGCGGTTATTTTAGATCGCCTAAACTGTATGTAAAGTTGCCCACAGGTGGTAAATTTTATACAAACGATATTGTAGAATATCCCGACTCAGGAGAACTGCCAGTTTTTCCCATGACTGCAAAAGATGAAATGATCATGAAAAATCCAGATGCACTATTAAATGGTGAAGCAGTTTCTCAATTAATTACAAGTTGTGTTCCTAATGTTAAAAATGTAAGGAAAATGATTACTAATGATGTAGATGTATTGCTAGTTGCTATACAAGGAGCAACTAACGGAGATGATATTGAAGTTGGCGCCGTTTGTCCTGACTGTGAGGAAACAGCAACAGGCATAGCAAGTGTTGAAGGCGCAATTGAAACCATGGTAGACCTGGATGACGTATATGATGTGCCAACTGGTTCAGGTTTAAATATTAAAGTTAAACCGTTTATATATGAAAATACTATTGAAGCCGGAATTGCCAGTTTCCAGAGTACCAGAAGTTTACAGGTAATGGCAGAATTGCCAGATGACATGGACAGACTAAAAGTTTTTAATGAAAGTTTTACGAAAATGGCTGACATGAACTACACATTGATTGTAAATGCAGTACACAGTATTACTATTGGTAAAGGCGAAGATGAACAGGTAATCACAGACAGAAATCATATTAATGAATTTTTAAATAACTGTGAAGCAGAAATAGGAAATGCTATAGAAAAATCGGTCACAGAGATAAACAAAATAGGCATACAAAAAACTATGCAGTTTGAATGTGAAAAATGTGAAAAAGAATTTGAAGCAGGAGTTACGTTTGACCCTGTAAATTTTTTCACGGCTTCCTAGGGAGAGCCGAACCCGAGGAGATACTCGGATATCTAGAGAAGCTCAAAAAAGAGTCAGAGGCAATAGTAACTAACTTGATGGAAATAGTAATTTATTCAGAAGGTAAAGTTTCCTATAGCGAAGTTTGGCTTATGAGCCAACAGGAAAGAATAACATTTACAAAAGTTTTAAATAACTTTTTGAAGAAAAAGAACGGCCAACAAGGCACTGAAGATTTATAATGAGTTGGTATTATAAAGACGACTTAATAACAGAACTACCAGAAGACTGTGAAGCATTTGTTTACTTGATAACAAATTTAACAAATGACAGAAAATACGTTGGTAAAAAGTTAGCAAAATTTAAAACAACAAAACCCCCATTAAAAGGAAAAAAGAATAAAAGACGTGGTTACAAGGAAAGTGACTGGCGTACTTATTGGGGTAGNAGTGATCATCTTAATAATGACGTTGCAGAGCTAGGCGAAGAGAAATTTAAAAGAGAAATATTGTATTATTGCCCTAGTAGAGGAGTAGCAAGTTACATAGAAGCCCGAGAGCAATTTGAAAGGCGAGTACTTGAAACTGACGACTATTACAATGGAATTATCAACGTCAGAGTAGGTGGTTCGAAAATCCTTAAAGAGGCATTAAAGACCTTATAAGTAGGTGTGTTAAAACGCAAGTTAAAACACAATTCACATCAAGGCATATCACAGGCACACATAGGACTATACACCGGCCCCAACCGAGGCATATTATATCGGGCTCTTTGACAATCCGTTAAACACGGTGCGAGATCTGGAGATGTATAGCGGCAAAGATACAAACACACGACATTCAGTATTAAAAGGATGTAGGCTCTGAGAAAAAGCAACCTACAAGCAGTATAACTAAACGTAACTAGGTTATAGTGTTTCCGTGAGATGAGACGGTAGTGTATGGGGACAGAAGGCTCACTGGTTCCTAATAGCACCCGAGTTTACGATGACGATGACCCATCGTGATGACATATTCTCCTGTATAGGAGAATTATGACTCATACCTTCGTGATAACGTTTAAACCTAAAAGACTTTAAGTCGAGTAAATGAGTTGAGTGAAACGAAACGAATTAACGAAGACTTAAAAAGTCCGAAGGACTTAATAACATGTTACACTATGAAAATATTGGTATTTGGCAATAGTTTCTAAATCTGGTTCATGTGTTAGTTTGCCTAAAGCAATGTGTCCTATAGAAAGTCTTTTGTCGTCTATTGGGTAAGGTAGTTTACTGTTTATTTTAACACACCAGCGTCTGATATCTTTATCAGTTTTTTCAGGGTCTTCCACAAATATATTTCTACCGAACCAGGCCAACATGTCGTTTTTTAATATTGAAGTTGGAACAATGTGATGTTCAGGAATATCTACGTCATCGTCCAGTGCTAACTCCATTATGTGTTTGCCTACATGAGGATAGTTCATATACAGATGATTTGTAAGCCTGGTGGGAGAAAATAGTTGAAAGTCCTCTACTAATAAAGGTTCACCCTGGTCTTGTGTGCAGGTTAAAAATCTTTTGTTCTGGTATCTGGTTATTTCTTCCAAGTGATGCAGATGATAATTAAACATACTCCACCAATATCTGAGATCTCCAGTGGCATTCTTTACACTATCAGGAAAGTTAGTGTGTAGCATGTTTAGATCATCTGCCCATTCCAGAGGCATATCAGGATCTAACTGTTTAATTTTTTCTATTGAATAGTTTAGTTTGTCGCGAACTTCTTGTTCAGTTTCACCAAAATTATAAAACTGTGTTCTGCTTATATAATCGAAATCTGTTTGCTGAAACCTTTCCCAAATACGTTTGGCAACACGGTTATCAAATAGTTCATATGTTAAAGTATATTCTTTATTATGCCCTAGATGTATATCAATTAACATACTCGGTGTCTGTGTTATAACTAGTAAAGCCGCCTTCTTTTACAACGGTTAACACATTGTTTACACGGCCAATTAATTCTTCTTTGTGAGAAATGAGCATAATATTTTTGCCTTGTTCACGATGCATTTTTTTCAATACTGCAAGAGCATTTTCTACACCCATACTGTCCATACCACTGTCAACAAGTTCATCAATACACATCAGGTTCATAGGCCTGTTTAAACTTTCGTATATGTCTCTGAATGCCCAACTAAGTCCTAGTATAAGTCTGTTACGCTCACCTCTACTCAGGTTATCAAAATCTAAGTCTCTGCCGTACTCAGTAATCTCAACACCTAAATCACTTGCAAATTTAACCTCATGTGGTAATCCAAGTTTTTCCAGATAGTAAGATAGTCTGTGATTGAGATATGCAATATTTTGATCAATAATTTTTTTACGGATAAAACTGTCTTTACTTGTTAGCAGTTTGTATAAAAAGTCCTGATGGTCTTGTAAATGAGTAAGCTCGTTCATAAGTTCAAAACTAACTTCCTGTATGCCACTAGTTTTAAGACCTTCTATTTGTTCTATATAAGGATTCTGTTCCTGTGCCTTTTCTTCTAACTGAGTATGCATTGTTGTTAAGTTATGCTTATGTTGTAATGCTTGTTCAAGTGTATTATAAACAGTTGTAGGCATTTCAGGCATATCGTTAAAATCATCTAATGCTATCTCTATATCTTTATGACGTTGCTCTAGTTCTGCAAAATACTCATGCTCAGTTTTAATGTTGTCTTCTACTTCTTTTGTATATTCCTCATGAGTATCTAAGTGTGCTGTAGGCTGTTCACATGCTGGGCATACGCCTGCCTTTGCACTTGCTAAATCACTCTCTAGTTTTAATAATTTTTCTGAGCTTCTGCTTACACTTGTTTGTAAACGTTTATACTCTGTGTCTAATGTTAATTTATTACTAGACAGTTCCTTTAACTCTGCAACCTGCTTATGTTCTGCCAGTTCCTGATCAATATCTAATTTTTCCATATCGATAATTTGTGTGCCTAATTCAGTAATTTTTGCTTCTGAATTGCTTTGCCAGGCTCTGCTTCTGCTTTCTATTTCCTGAATATTTTTTTCTATTCTTTCGTTACTTTTATTAATTGCATTAATTGTAATTTCTTCTTCTTTAATAGAGTCCCTAGTAACCTTTTGTCGCTCTTTTAATATTTCTGCTTTCTGTGATAACTCTGTAATTCCTAGTAGTTGCTCGATCATGTCTTTCTGGTCGTTGTTTTTCATTCCTAGGAAAGGTTCTGTGTATGTATTAAGAGCAATTAAATGCTTAAACATAGTATGTGGAAATCCAATTATTTTTTCTATTTCTTTTTGTGTTTCTCTACTATCGCCTTGTTGCTCACCGTCAACAGCATCTTGACCATCTATGTAAAATTTTAAAACATTAGGACGTCTGCCACGTTCTATCCTGTATTCTTTTCCTTGTATTTCAAACTCAACTGTGGTAATCATTCCTTTACCATTTGTTTTGTTTATTAAGTTGTCTTTCCTAATATTTGTAAGGGCGTCTCCATACAATGCATAACTGAGAGCATTAATAATGGTAGTTTTACCAGTACCATTTCTGCTACCGTCTCCGCCCATGTCTAAGTTATGCCCTAGTACAAGTGTAAGTTGGCAATTATCAAAATTAACTGCCTGTGTGTTGTTGCCAACACTCATAAAGTTTTTTGCTGATACGTTTTTAATCTTTAACATTATTAAGTTTCTATGCTGTTATATATTTCAACTAAGACATCTTTTTGTACTGTATTACTTTCTATAGTGTCTAATTGTGCTAGTACAATCTGATCTACACTCTCAAAATGTATTTCACCGCCTTCAAATTCTTCTTCTTCTTTAATTGGGATAAGTTGTAGTTCTCTTACTCCATATTGCTCTGCAAATTTTTCTCTTACAAAGTTTGCTTCTTCATAACTAATACTTACATCAAGTATTACTCTTGCGTAAGTATAGTTGTCTAATAAATTTTGATGATTATCTAGTAATTGTTTAAGTGTAAACTTTTTATACTTTGGACACTCTGCCCAGTTTACATATTGTGGCTCTTCGTCCCATGTTAAAAACATGGCGCCTCTTTCATTATCGTCTACATCTGCATAGTTATGTGGAAAGGCATTACCAATGTAATGTATGTTATTTTTAAACTGACGTTTATGGAAATGGCCACTAAACACATATTCTGGATTGCCCAACATCTTATCGCTTATTCCACCATGGTCTGGCATTTCTACCATTGCATTCATTTTAAAATAAGGTAATTCTAAATGTGCAAACATATATTTGCATTGTATTTTAGAAACTGCTTTATACTCGTCTCCAACAAGCCATGGTATTATAGCAACATCATCCTGTACAAAATGTTCATCAATCATGACAAAGTTTTCTAAATCTCTGATATACTCTATACTATTAAGTTCTCTTTTGTCTTTATAGTATAGATCATGGTTGCCCATAATCATATAAACTTTTTCAAAGTTATCGTTGAGTTTCTTAAATGCTTTGATTGAAGCATTCATAGTAGCAACACTAATACTTGCTCTGTGATGATTCCAGTCGCCTAGAAAAATACAAGTTTCTGCATTTCTGGCATGTGCTTCTGCAATAAACCAGTCTATGTATCGTTCGCAGTCTTCTAAATGTAAACGGCTGTTTTGCTTTAATCCGTAATGTATGTCAGTAAAACAGGCCGCTGTCTTAAACAGTTGGCTCATAAAAATTAGTCGTTAATTTGTGTAGTTTGACTTTGCTCTGCGGCTTCTCTTAGTTCACGCAGTTCATTTTCGTGTTGAATTTGTCTTCCATAACTTGGTAAGTGACCCTGTTCGATTAAAATATCATCTCTAATCATTTGGTTCCTTTTTTCCAGGTTAAGTACTCTTGTAAAACTATTATTAACGGCGGCTGTATAATAAGCAAATGGGTTATCTGATTTTTGCTCATTAAACTGTAGTCCAATATAACTTAATTGTAGTAATGCTTGTCCACGCATTTCATCTACATAAGTATAACCTCTCCAGTTGCCTCTGTGACTATATCTTTCAACTAATTTTAAAAACATAGTTCCTAATTTATTTGTGATCTTTCCGTGTTCAGGATTAAAGTGTCCATTACCTATGCCACCTTCCCAATGACTTCTTGCAACTTCCTTAACTTCATCACCAACGTATGCATAATGCATAAACGGAGGAAAATTAACCTTTGCTTTTGTTTCTGCTTCGTTCCTAGGATTTTTCTTTCTGCCTGGTTCTAACGGAATGTGTTCCATTGTCATAACACGAAATACTAAGTCTTCTTTCGCTATGCTTTTAGGATCTACAGCAAATTCTTTCTGCTTGGGTTTATTTCTGTAATCTTTAGGATCATGTAATGCCATTGCGGCCTGGTATGCGTCATACTGCATCTTTGCGGCTTTATTTTCTCTTGCGGCTTTAATACTGATTCTGTTGATCTTTTTTACATCTTCTAATATGATATCAAAAAAGCCATAATTCTCATCTGCTAACCAGCAGTAGGTCATTTTGCTCTTATGGATTTCCTTTAATATATCTTTATTATTTAGATAATTGACTTTCTTCTGTGCCATGAACTCTCCTCAAAATTATAATTCATTTATATTGTTAGTATTATACACATTAATAGTGCATTGTCAATTAATATTTACCAGATCTGGAGAAAACTGGAAATGTTTATAGGAATATTATAACATGTTTTAATAAACCTGATAAATAGAAGTATTAGGAGACAGAATGGCATTTTTAAAAAACATTGTTAGTGGTTATTTAGGTAACAAGGCTAACCAAAAATTAAGTGGTATTAAAAATCCTCATGCAAGAAGGATTGCAGGAAACCTATTGGGCTCCAGTCCATTAGGAGACTATATTCCTGGTTTAAGAAATCCACCAAGAAACCCTGATCAAAATCTCTTATATGGCGCAAGAATGTTAAGTGAGCTCCAGTTAAGACAAGAATTACAACAACAATCTGATCAGTTTGGAAATTTAAAGGACGAAGCAAGCCAATTACCACTCCAACAAAATTACGATTGGAGAGCTAGATTAAGACCTAAAAGAGGCGGAGAGAATTATGTGTATGGTATAAACTATGCAGATCAGAGCGAAGTAGGTGGAACAAATATAATGCAACCTATTATAGACTCTGGTGGTCTTGTATGGCAATATACTCCGCAAATTTTTGTGTCTGCTGGTGCAAATTATCAGGCACATGAGTTACAGGGTATGAATTATCCAATACATTCCTATATGAATAGTAGACCTCCTGAACTGCCTATTGCTTCTGAATTTACAGCAAACAATATTGACGAAGCAAGATATTTGTTAGCAATAATAACTTTCTTAAAAGTAACAACAAAAAGTTTTGCTGGTGAGTCTGCAGTTGCACAAGGTGTAGCAGGAACACCACCGCCTGTGTTACTATTTGAATATTTAGGACAGCACGGTTTTAATAAAGTTCCTGTCATAATTAAAGATTATTCCATACAATATGGAGAAGATATAGATTATGTTCCAGTACATTATAAAATGGGCGGTGAAGACACCGTGACTTATGTACCTACAGCCGCACTGATTTCAATCAACTTATCAGTAAACTACACACCACAGAAACTAAGAAAAAGATATGATATCACAAGCCTTACAACAGGCAATGGATATATGGACGGATTTATTTAATGGCAAAATTTCACAGCAGTAATAGTTTCTTAAGAAACGCAGGACTTATAGACAACTTCTTAGACGTAAATAATTTACCTAGGATGCCTAAAGGCCTTTACGACGAAGATTACGAAATTGGTAGCGATGTGGAAGGCAGGCCAGATATACTTGCATATAAAGTATACGGCACTACATCACTTTGGTGGGTATTTGCATTACGAAATCCTGATGTACTAAAAGATCCTATCAGAGACTTTAAAGCAGGCATAACCATTAAATTACCATCTCCGGAATCTGTTAAATCTGTAGCAGGAGGTTAACATGGCTCAAGATGCGGGTGATGGAACAGGCAGACAACATAATGAGCCGTCTAGAACTACCAATGTTAGTGTAGACAAGAAGCCACCACAAATAATAAACGAATATATTGGAGATGTTTTTGGTAACATTTTAGACCGATATGATTTACCTACATATAATTTAAAACTTTATATGATAGGACCAGGTAGTAAGAATACCAGTGCAGGTAATCCAGCAGGTGTTACACAGGACTCTGATGTATCTGATGGAAACGATGCTAGAGAAACAGTAGCAAATAAAAAAGGAACATTATATACTACAGGAGACGGTTATTTAAATAATTCAGTAACTGCACCTCCAGAAAACACAGTAGTATTAGCACAAACAGGTGTTACGGAAGTCGGAATAGATGAATTAGAAATAGTAACAGTTCCTGGTGCAATTGGTGGCGGTGTGGAAGGTAGCCAGGTCAACTTTACAATCACACAACCAAATGCCGCAGACTTCCCAGATCAAATAGTAAAAGCCAGAACATATTTAGGTGCTCCTGCAGATGCTATTGATTGTCCTTTCTTTTTAGAAATAACCTTTAGAGGTAGAAAAGAATCCAACGAAAATATGGACGATTGGGATATGGACAAAGGTGGAGAACTTGTAGATATTTCAGGGCCGTTTGTTTATACATTATTACTGAAAAATTTCTCCATGAGTATAGATCAGTCAGGATCTACATATCAGTTCCAAACGGTGATGAAAAATGATACATATACTGCTGATACATTTTTTAGAACTAGAAAGTTTTATACTATATCTGGCAGAACTATTGGTATGTTGTTAAAGGACTTAGAGACACAAACAAACGAGTACAACGAAAAAGAAGATATAATAGATAGAATTTCATTTGGATTAGATGCTCTGGGAGAAAAAGATTTCTCAAAACAAGGTTCAGACAAAGTACTTGAAAGCAGAGATGATTATTTCGTGCCAAATTTTGATATAACTGACCAATCACTAGATATTGATAATGCAGAAACTATTGCAAAAATTACTAAATTAGAAGTTACAGAAGCAAAAGATACAGAAGAGGCCGCCGAGGAAAGTGAGGAAACTCCAGACAAGGCTAAAAGCTCGTCAATTAATAAAAATCCAGAAACAAATAATATTACATTAGATCTCAAAGAAGGCATAACAATGGATAGGGTATTAGGTATAATACTGTCCATGAATAAAGAATTTATGCAAAAAGCATCAAGATCAAAAGACATAGAAGATCCTGAAAATGAGGAAGTTGAGCCAACCAAAGAACCTATATGGTATGATTTCAGAGGTAGTGTTGAGTATGTTGATTTCGATAAAAAAGAAAAAGTATATGCAAAACTGGCTCATATAATTCCGGTTACAAGAAAATCTAATAAGACAGATATTGCTATCACGCCTGCAGAAGTTGATAAAAATAATAATTTATCTAAGGATGAATCGAAACAACGTGTTAATCAGATGAAGATTAAAAAGGCATACGAATATATTTTTACAGGTAGAAATGATCAAATTTTAAATGTAAGTTTAGATTATAGAGAGGGCATGGCATTATTACTACCTCCTGATAGAGGAATGTTGGGGGATATAAGTTTAAATGCTCAAAGTATTCTGAACCCTTCGCCTAAAGCCAAAACTGAGTCCTTGAAAGATAATGGTGTGGATAAACTGGTTGAAGAAGCAGAGAAAGATGGCAAGTCAGGATCATTTTTTGATCAATTAAAAAAGTTAAAAGATGATGTTGAAAAAGGAGAAAGTTTTTTAAAAGAACTAGGCAATGCCGCAAACTTTACAGGTTCACAAATAAAAGATCTTATCACAAATACAAATGGTTCCACAGCACAGCAATTAGAAGATTTACTTTCTAATCAGGCAACAGCTCAAGCAGTTGCAGATAAACTGACAGAAAACAGAAAAAATTCTCCACAATCAAATGTTACAACAGAAACAGATACAATATCGTCTACCACAACAGACTTTGTGTACGGTGGAGATCTTATAGGCGATACCAAGTACGCACAGCAACTATCAGATGGCTCAAAGAAAGCTCATTATGCGCCTAGCAGTAAAGATGATAAAAAAGAAGAAGAAACAGACAATACAGGTATTGCACAAAGAAAAGAATATCATAACAAAACTGGCTTTGCAAACGTGGGTACAACTAAAACAATTAAAAATAATTTATTTACATATTTGTACGATCAGCATCAGGCAATAGATTTTTTAATGAAGTTAGACTTAGAGCTCAGAGGAGACCCTTACTGGTTAGGAAAAGAAATGTTGCTTAACCCTATACAACAAACAGGATTAGATGCCAAGAAAACAGAAGATGACGATGCTGATGCAGATAATTATGCAGTATCAAGTAGAGAAAACTTCATGATGTTTAGTATAAATTCTCCAAGACTATTTGACCCAGACACAGAGAATGAAGACAACAATACTGGTTTATGGATAAAAGAAGGTGACGGTACATCATACTTTATATCAGGAATTTATCAGGTAAGAAGTGTTTCACATAATTTTAAAATGGGCGTATACACCATGGACATGACCGCTATCAAAGAAACAGCAATTAGTTTGAAAAATATAGACAGAACAAATTCACAGTTTTCATATGTGGATGAAAACCGAAAAGGTTTCTCAGCAATGGAGCAGGACGGTTATAAAAGAGATGAAGACGGAAATCTTTTCGAAAGGCCAGAATGGGCTTATGTACAAGGACTACTTGATAATGGTAATCGGGGTAAGACAGTAGATGAGTTAATGACTAATGGCGCCATTACAGCCGAACAAAAAGATGCATATTTAAGTTATATAAAGGAACGTGATAATGGCTAGAGGAGATTTTAACAGGCAAAAATTAGGAAGCTCATATCATGATCCTGATCCTAATAAAGATGCATTAATAGATAATGGCATATACTTAGCAAAAGTTGTCAATAATAAAGATGAGTTTTTAAGTGGCAGTATTGATGTTGAGATACCAGCATTGCACCGAACTACTGGTAAGAAAGTAAAAGCAATTAAAAAAGTACAATTTTCTACTCCATTTGGTGGCATATCAAATTGGAAAAACGTAAAGTCAGATAAAACAGAAAAATATGAAAACACACAACAAAGTTATGGTATGTGGTTTTCTCCACCTGATATAGGCAGTATTGTATTAGTTGCCTTTGCAGATGGTAATAGAAAACACGGATACATTTTAAGCCATGTATTACCTCCACAATACAATCATATGTTACCTGGCATTCCAGCAGGTAAAAGTTTTCAGGGAGGAAACTTTTTAACACCAGTAGCAGAAAAAAACAGATATTCAGAACAGCCTGGGCATACAGATATTTTAAGACCTATACATCATGATGCGGCAGAGCCCATAGTTAAACAGGGTTTAATAAATGATACTATCAGAGGAGCCGGTTCTGCAGGTGCAAGAAGAGACACACCAAGCCAAATAGTAGGAATACTAACAAAAGGTTCCAGAGGAAAAGACGGTATATCACCAGCACAGGCAGGGCACCAGTTTGTAATGGATGATGCTCCTGACTCAGCCATGATCAGAATACGTTCAGGTAAAGGTCAGCAAATATTACTGGATGATGTAACCGGCACAATGTATGCTATCAATAAAGATGGTAAAGCATGGGTAGAATTAGACATGCTAGGAAACATTAATATATTTGGTGAAGGGGACATGAACCTCAGAGCCAAAAAGAATTTTAATCTACGTGCTGATTACGACATCAATATTGAAGCAGGACAAAACATCAGAATGAAAGCCGCAGGTGATAATAC